CCCGCACCTGGCGACTCGACGAGGCGGGACGGCTGCGGGTCACCCACGAGTATCTGAGTCTGGACCGTTCCGTACAGGGTGGTGGCTTCTCGCAGCGGTACAACGCGGGAGCAGAGGAGATCTACCACGACGCGGGTGTCGCATGGATCGATATCCACGCTGACATCGACGTTGGTGGCTACACCTGGGCCAGCCAAGGCTACGACTTCCGGGGCGACAACGACCTGCGCCGCATAGCCGCCGGGTTCCAACGGCACCGCGAAACCTTGGCCTCCGACGACCCGGACGCGATCGAGATCGACGCCCTGCTGGCACGCTCCACCCCCGAGGCATTCATCGCCGGTACCCATCCGACGCCGTACGAGTTCGCCATGTTGGGCCGGTCTCGTCCTCGCAGCCGGGTCCGTAACGGACGACCGGTGACAGTCTGGACCGGCAAGCTTCTCCTATTGAACACCGACTGGTACGGACGTAAGCCCATCACCGAACCGGTGCGAGTCTTCGACTCCGCCGGCCGACACCGGTTCGTCGCTGCCGCAGGCGCGGAGGATGCCTGGGATGCGCGGCAGGACTTCCTGGACGCGGTAGCGGACCTGTCGTTGCGTTACGCCGATGCATTCGGTGAGATCGTCCCGGCCTATCCGGAGGATGCCCAACCCAATGCGGAAGGTCGTACTGACTACGCCGAACACCACCACCTCATCTCCGCTGCCCCGGGGATTGCCCAGGTGTGGCTCGACGAGGCGGATGAGCTGTTCGGCGGCATGACGGCGGCAGCACACCTGTCCTGCCAGCCGGGGGAGTTCTGCCGTAACCCGCTCCACCCGGGGCCGTGCAAGGGGTGGAAGAAGCAGATCGACAAGGCCCCCGAGCTACGCCGGGACATGGACGCCGACGAACCCCCCGAGAGGGGTGGTGGACGGAGTGGTGGAACCAGCCGAGCCGGTGGGGGGCGGCACCGGACGGCTTCTGGCGGCCGGAGCACCCGCCAGGCTCGCTCCGGTCAGGTGGGGACGCTGGATGCGTTGACCCCGGGACGCTCGTGGTGGAACCGAATGTCTGGAGACACTGGACCGGGCGACTACTACGTCGTCAACAACGTCAACATCCAAGGTCACCTGGTCCGGCACGGCTTCGCGGTCCGGCGCAACGGCATTGCCTACATGGTCGAAACCGACGGGCCGGTTGGTCCCAACGGACCGAACCTGCGCCTGGTCGACAAGCTGGAACGCGTACACCAGACGCTGCCGGAAGGCTCCGAGCAGTACCAGAAGGCGTACAACGCCCTACTGGGACGCAACCCAGAAGATGCGCGGTGGGCGCGAGAGTACAACAGGCGCGGCTTCACCTCGCTGGCGACAGCCGGTGACGGCTCCACTACCATCTGGAATGACTATGCGCGGACCGAACGTGAGGTTGCGCTCCAAAACCATGCGTCTCACGAGTTCGGTCACAACGTCGCCTACGAGGCGGGTGCTCGGTGGAACAACCCCATCCACGACACCCGGGAGTGGTTGGACGCCGGAACAAAAGACGCACAGCGTCGGGCACCGACGAACTTCGAGCCGGAGATCATTGAGGGCATGCACAGGCTCAGCCTGACTCCGGATCATTCGGCTCGTTACCCGAACGGAGTGACCACTTACGGGGTGTCGGCGGCCAGTGAGGACTTCGCCGAGTCGTTGTCGCTCTACCTGCTGGAGGGGCCGGTTGGGTTCTCGGGGACCGGGGACGAGCCGGTACCGGTCTACTTCCGACAGTTGTTCCCCGCACGGGCGAAGATCCTGGACCGGATGTTCCCGGCAGTGGCGCGGGCGCAACGGAGGCGGCTACGGCAGGAACGAGCAGCGGCGGAGCGTGATCGACGGTGAGCCGATCACGCTTCCTCCTCGTCCCGGACCTGGATGGTGTGCCGGACAGCACCGTCGATGTCGGTCTGGATGATCTCGATCTGGACAGCCTGCTCGGCGTCGTCGGTGACGTTGCCGTCAGCGTCGTACATGGTCACTTGCTCCGTGGGTGTAGTCATGCCCTGAGTATGACGTGTATAGCCGGACAATACAAGGGTCCGCACCATGGCTGACCTACGCGAGGACCAGTGGCTGCCGGACCGGATGGCCGCGTTGGGCTTCCTCATCCAAGGTGAGCGGGACATTTACGAGGACTACATCCGGATGATGGACGGGTTCTTCTCCGACATCCGGCGTTCCATCCTCAAGCCGGCGCTGCGGATCATCGACCCGTTCGGGGTGTTCTCCGGACTGGTCAAGTTCAACCGGCTGCTCCTCGACTTCCTCACCGGAGGCATCACCCGAGTTCTCCGCACCGCCTACGGTCGCATCCTCGGCGAGGTGTTCGCCTTCTCCGCCCGACCGTATGTGGCCCGCCACCTGGAAGAGGTGCAGAACCGGATGGTCCGGACCCCCGATGAGGTGTTCGCGCTGATCCGCACCGAGCTTGACGAGGGACTCCATCAAGGTCAGGGCATCCCGGAGCTGGCCGAACGGATCGACAACACGCTGCTGAACAGCCGCAGCGAACGGTGGCGCAGCCGGGGTGTGGTGGTGGCCCGGACCGAAAGCCTGTCCGCCTACAACGGTGGTTCGTTCGACGCGTTCAGGGTGCTGTCGGAGGAGATGGGGCAGCCGTTCGAGAAGGTGTGGCTGGCCACCATGGACCCCCGCACCCGAGACAGCCACTTTGCGGCGGACGGCCAGCGGGCACAGCTCAGCGGCATGTTCCAGGTCGGTGTCCCACCGGCCATGTTCGCAGCCCAGTTCCCCGGAGATCCGTTCCTGCCGGCGCATGAGCGGATCCAATGCCGCTGCGCGATGCTCGTTGTCGAACCGGGAGAGAACGTGGACATGGCGAACCGGGGATGGAAAGCTGCGTCCGAGACCATCGCCGAGGTACAGCGGCGGGCTGTTCGTGGGATCATCCGAGCCAGAGACCTGGAGGCGTAGTGGAGAAAGCGGACCTGACCGGGCGGCATCCCGCCACCGTGCAGATCATGCGCTGGTTCGAGTATAAGCATCTGACGCACGAGGACGCGCGGCTGGTCAGCAAGACCTGCGCGATGTTGGCTCAAGGGCTGGTTCTTCAGCTTCCTGACGGACCGGAGCTGACCACCGGGCTGCGGAAGCTCCTGGAGGCCAAGGACTGCTTTGTCCGGGCGGCACTGGAGTAAGTCATGACCAACCCCAGCGTGTTCGTCCCGGGCCGGATGCCCCAGCAGTTCATCGAATATTGGGTGCACGGTAAAGGCGCAGCCAAGATCCGTTGGGGTCAGCATGGCGACTTCAAGCGCTGCGTACGGAACCTGCGTAGGTACTTCCCCAAGAACCCGGAAGGGCTCTGCAACCGGCTGCACACGCGGGCGCTCGGTGTCCCGCCCGGCCAGGAAGGCAAGCACACGATGGGCGTAATCGAGTTCGTGGACGGCTTCGCCGATATCGGTACGGACGAGCGTAAGCAGCTCGCAGAGAAGGGCCATGCGTTGCCCGACGGTTCCTACCCGATCCGCAACGTCAGCGACCTGAAGAACGCCATCCAGGCGTACGGACGCTCGAACCCGGGCGACCGGGCGAAGGTACGCGCGCACATCATGAAGCGGGCACGCGCGCTCGGACACGAGGAGCTGATCCCCGAACAGTGGACCAAGAAGACCGCTGCCCTAGCGAAGAAGACCTGCCCACCGGGCCAGGAGCTGCTCGACGGTAAGTGTGTCGACATGTCTGACGATGACGACGAGTATGCCCTCACCGCAGAGGAGCAGGCGGAAGCGGATGCGCTGGTGCCGATGATCCGGAAGTGGCGATCGGTCCTGGCACCGATCGACAAGCCGACGGGGGACAAGCGGCGCTTCGCTGTGGGTTCGATCAGCCACCGTGACCTCCCGCTGCCGATCATGTTCCAGAAAGAGACCGGCGAGGGTCACAAGCAGTCGGTGATCGTGGGTCGGATGCTCGAAGTGGACATCGACGACGAGTATGTCCGGGCAGCCGGCGACTGGCTGACCGGGGACGACGCTGAACGAGCGTACGAGCTGGTCGACGCCGGGGTGCTCAAGCCTTCGGTTGACCTGGACGATCTGGAGTTCGAGATCCAAGACCGGGAGTCGGGGGACAAGTTCGACCCCAACCAGCACTGCTCTGAAGACTCCTGCCGGCCCAGCGAGATGGTGGTGCTGAAGGGACGGATCTCCGGGGCCACCCTGGTGTCCATCCCGGCGTTCGCCGAGGTGACGTTCGAGAACTACGCTGAGCCCGACGAGGCTGCGGTGATGGCGGCGCTGGACGAAGACGACTGTGAGATCTGCTCCGGGGAGCAGAACCTGGCCGGCTCCGCCGCGCTGGCTGGTCCGACGACGGACTGGTTCATCGCCGAGCTGGACGGGCCGACGCCGATCACCGTCACTGCCGAGGGGCAGATCTACGGGCATCTGGCCCGCTGGGACACCTGCCACCTGGGATTCGCCCACTGCGTCAACCCACCCCGGTCCCGCAGCAACTACGCCTACTTCCACACCGGCGAGGTGCTCACTGCCGAAGGTGAACGGGTCGCAGTAGGCAAGATTGTCATGGGTGGTCCGCATGCTGATCTGCGGAAGAACTACATGGAGGCCATCGCCCACTACGACGACTCGACCACCGCAGCGGCCGTGGTGCGGGCCGGTGAAGACGAGTGGGGCATCTGGGTAGCTGGTGCGGTGCTGGCCCACCTGTCCGACGAACAGCGTGCCGAGCTGCGTCGCTCCCCTCTGTCTGGGGATTGGCGGAGGATCGGTGGTGGGTTGGAGCTGATCGGTGCACTGGCGGTCAACGTCCCGGCGTTCCCGGTGCCCCGGGGATACTCAGCGGACTCGGAGCCGTTTGCGTTGGTTGCCGCCGGCTGCCTCCCCTTGGCGGCCGAGGCACCAGCCGAGGATGCGCTGGCGGTGTCCGGTGAGCAGATGGCCGATGTGGTCGAAGAGGTACTGGCGCGGCGGCGGAGGCGACGGACGGCCTACGGGGAGATCGAGGCCGACTTCCGGCAGATGGACAGGGCGGATCGGAACCGGCAGCGGGCTGAGCTGCTGGTGAGTATTGGGGAGAGCTGATGGGTTGTGGGTGTGGTGGTGGCAACCAGACCAACGGCACGTTCCGGGTGAAGCTGAACGACGGGACGTACCTGAGTCAGACGTTCACCGACGAGACGGCGGCGCGGATCGCGCTGGCTCGGTCCGGGAAGGGTGGCAAGGTCGAGCCGCAGCGCTAAGTTGTCTGTACCTTCATGAGGACGAATCCCCCGGGGCTGACCCCGGGGGATTCGTTCGTTCAGCGGACCAGCAGCCAGATCACCAGCCCTACCGCTCCGGCAATCACCGCTACCCGCGCTCCCCACCAGATGATGGGCTCCAGGCAGCCCGGTGCATCGACGGTGGGTCCGTTGTTGTCGTCGTCCCAGTCGCTCACTGCTCCTCCTGTCTCGTCGGTACAGACAGTCTACTTGCCCGGTACGACAAGAAGCGGGAGAATGTCTCTATGAGGCAGACAGCAGTACGGCCGGTGAGCCGTGAAGCGTTCGTGGGCCACGTCGGCGTCGAGATGATGACGTTGGTGGCCCGCCTGGAACGGATGCTGGGCCGTCGGCTGCACCTGGAGGCCCAGCTCCTGCCCGCCGTCCATCGACTGGGTGAGGAACTAGAGCAACCGGAGACCCGCGCAGACGCGGCCTACCGGCTGATGGGTGCCCTCTACCCCCACGACGAGCCACCGAGAGCGTTCTGGGCCACGGAGGCGGGGCAGCTCGTCGCCCTGGCGATCGGCTACCACCGCCCGGAGGTTCCTACCATGACGGCGGCAGCGATCCTCAACGTCACCAAGCAGCGGATCTACCAGCTCGCCGAGCTGGGCCGGCTGGCCCGGGTGATCGGCACCGGCAGCATTTCCGCCAGCTCCCTGCGGGATCACCTGGCGGTGTACGGTCGACGGCGGTAGCGACTCCCTGCGCGACACAGCCCCCGGACCTCAGTCCGGGGGCTGTGTCGGTTGAGAGCCAGGCGCCTGTCAAGCTGCTCCCTGAGCGTACCTCGGGTCACCAACCGAGCGGGTAGCCGTAGTGACGGGCGGTCAGGACTGCGCGATCAGCGAGCTGAACTGCCTGGTGGTCGATGTCGTACGCGGTGGGTTCGCAACCCTCCCGGAGCCGGAACCAGCCGGTGTTAGCGGACAGCCGCTTGTGCCACAGGTCGTAGATGTCGTTCCAGTAGCGCTGTTCCCGTTCGGCCGGGTCCATGGTCATCGTCCCTTCCATTCGAAACCGGCGCGGCGGAGCAGGCCCACCGCATTACGGAGTCCACGCCCACCCCCGCAGGAGCTGGGCATTGTCGAGATGAGCTTGCCGGCCAGGTAGACCTTGTAGTGGCCACCCCGACACAGCACCGGTTCGAAGCCTTGCCGTCGTAGCTCCCGGAGGAGCTTGGCCCAATCGCTCATCCCCGTCACACCTCGGGGAGGTCAGCGAGAGTGAGGCCACGGGTGCCGGGCTTGCCGTTGGCGATGTCGAGCCGACGCCGACGGACCATCTCAGTTAGGTCGCTGAGGCTGTAGCTGCGCAGGAGCTGGCGGTAGATGAAGCCCTCGTCGGTGACCCCGGCACGAACTGCGTACTGGGTGCGGGCGAGTGCGGCGGCCAGGTGCTTCTTGGTTAGTCGGGCCACTTCTCCTCCTCGGTCGGACCTGTATACTGACACCATACACTACGGCTTGCCTACATGGGTAAGAAACAATGTGATGTATGTCACAGGCATACAGGACTTGACAGGACGGGTAAGCTCTCGTACTGTATAGGGAGGCAAGACAAACAACTCCAGAGCGAGCCGGGCCACTCCGAACCGGGAAAACGGGCAGGGGAAGACCAGGGAAGCGGGCACAAGACGCTTCATGACGCGGGTAAACGGCACCCTAGGTCGAAATCCACTGAGCTCCCGGAACCGAGAATCCAGGACACCGCGCTCACTGTGAGCAAATCCGAGGACAACAGCACAACCCGCCGCGAGAAGCGGTCCCGGGTCCGCAGGATCCCTACGGGGAGGCGGCAGTCAGGCCGGGTACGAACGCCACCAGTAAGTCCTGACGCGGGAGGTTCGACTCCTCCCAGACCCGCGCTGGCGCACAAGCGCCGCAACCACAGTCTTCGGTCCTGCCGAGTGCTCCCACGTGAGCAGCACCCAGGACCGTCCTAGTCCTTTGGAGGGACACCATGTTCAACCTCTTCAAGACCGCCAACGCCCTCAACCAGGTCGCGCAGGCGCTCGAAGACCCCAATGAGAGCCCAGCCGCCGCGTACCGGCGCAAGCGCTCCAAGACCGCCGTACCGGAGATGCTGGCGGCGATCAAGAACGTCAAGCACATGACCAACCTGGTGTTGGTCGTCGGCCTCCTGGCCACCTACGGCCACCAGGCCGGCTTCCTGTCCGGCATCGTCGGCAAGCTCGGCCTACTCATCCCCGGCGTCTTCGACCTGGGGATGCTGGCCATGATGGTCCAGGCGCAGACCACGGCCATGAAGCGTGAGGCCAAGAAGCGCGCCACCCGGGTGTTCATCGGCCTCATCGCGGTGAGCATGCTGATCAACATCCTGGCCTCGCTGCCGATCGAGACCATGCTCGCCCACGTCGGCTGGATCGTCGAGGCGGTCGTCTTCGCTATCACCGTCGGTGCGGTTGGCGCCATCAAGTGGGCAGCCACCGCTATCGACGCCGACTTCAGCGAGCTGGAGGCCCAGGAAGCAGCCATCGCCGTAACCGTCACGATCCCGACGTTGGCCGGCTGCACCCACCCCACCGCCTGCACCTCCGCTGCCCAGTGCACGCGGAAGACCGCCACTGCGCAGACCCGTGCAGCCAACCGGCTGATCGCGGCTGCGGCTGCACAGGACGCTGTGGACGCCGAGCAGGCCAAGAAGGAGCAGCGGCGGATTCGGCGCCTGGAGCGTAAGGCTGACAGGGCTGCCGCGAACGCTTCGCTGTTCTCGCAGATCGCCATCGAGCTGGACGAGGACTACGTGGCCTCGGTAGCTCCGACGAGCCCCGGCCAGCCGGCGCTCGATCCCGCTCTGGTAGTGGGCTGAACGGTAAGGATGGGGGCCGGCTCCGGTCGGCTCCACGTCCTGGGCGTTCAACCAAAGGAGGAGACATGGACCTGACCCATCTCGGTGTCGATGGCGCGATGGCCTATCTAGCCGACGAAGCACAGGCTCAAGACTTG